CAGCAACCTTTTTTAAAAGCGGTTCTCTATATTGCAAATAATCATTACAAAGACTTACCATTACCCAAGGTTCGCATTGCCAGAAACCTCTGGCTATATTGCTTCCACCCTTTTGCATAATGTATTTATACTTAGACTCTACTAAACCAGTGCGATAAACAAGCATTTGAGCATCGTGGCTAGCATATTTAGAACCCATTTTTTCAAGAGTGTCTTTAATTACTGTTAGCATCTGTAATGAATCAATCATTACTTGCCCCAGGATTTTCTAGCATTTGCCTTAGCTTTATTAGAAAGCTGTCCATAATGAAATAGTTTTTGAGAAGTTTTTCCATGAGTCTTGCCACTATGTAGGTCACCATTTGGCATTTTATGAGATAAGCCCTTATGAGCTTTTCCATCTTTAAAATAATGTTTTACGCTTTTAGCCATTACTTACCCTTGAAAACGCCTTCAATTATATCAGTAACTACATCAACGACTTTTTCAAAAAAGATTTGTTCTTTCTCTTCAGAAACAAATGGAATATCAATGCGTTTATTAATTGCGCTAGCAATTTTTTCTGCCATATCATCTGACGCTAAATGTTCCATAGCTTGTTCTTGCATTTTATCTGCTTGCTCTTCAGCTAGCTTAACTAACATTGATTTAATGTCCATCTTATTTTCCTTTTTTTATGTTCATTATTAAAAGTATTATAGAGAGTAAAGCAACAATAACTTGCAACATTTCATGTGTTTGAGTAAGTCCAATTGCGTAATTACTAAAACTAATCGCTGCTATTTTTAAGCTATCCATTAATGCTTTCCATTTATACGACTTAAATTGCCTTTAACTTCCATAAGAATTGCTGATTGGTCATTTAATTC